CGATGCCGGCGTTGCCGGCGGGGATGTTGAGCGTCGTGGTGCCGTCGCCGTTGGGCGTCACGGTGGTGCCGTTGAACAACTCCCACACCGCCGAGCCGGTGAAATTGTTCGAGCACTGAAGCAGGTTCTCGGGCGCGTTGCCGCAGAGCACGGCGCAGCGCGGATAGGCCATGGCGGCGCTGCCGCCGCCGGCGACGGCGGCGAGGCCGCCGAGCACGGCGCGGCGCGTGCGCTTCTTGCGCGAGCGCCAGAGGAAGCCGTCGGTGTCCAGTTCAGTCCTCCAAGAACGCGATCTTCACGAAGACGTTGTTCGCGCCGGCGTAGGTCGGCGTGCCGCGGGTGATCAGCACGCCCCACATTTGCGTGTTGCCCGAGCCCAGCGTGTAGGGCAGCGCCAGTTGCAGCGCCTGGCATAGCCCGCCGCCGGTGCCGAGCGCGGCGCAATCGGTCACATGCACGATGCCGATGATGTTGCCCTCATCGGCCGGCGCCACGTTGCAGGCGGCGTGATCGACAAAGTTGGAATTGATCGGGTTGGTCGAGAACAGCACCAGGTCCATCGCCGCGTCCTGGCCGGTGGAGTCGGCGATGGTCACCGACTGCACCAGCCCCGTGCCGCGGCCGCTGGCGCGCGCGGCGTTGATGAAGGTCATGAGCCCGCCGACGCAGAAGCCCGCGGTGTAGGCCGAGTTGGCGGTGGTGGTGGGCCCGACCGCGCTCGCCGAGGTGAAGCCGCCGACGTCGCCGATGAAGTTGTTGCCGGCCGGCGTCGCCGCCTGATTGGCGACCTTGAGGTTGCCGTTGATGTCGCCCTGCAACGCGCCCTGCTGGCCGGTGGTGAAGGTCGGCGCGGTCGAGTTGTAGACGAGGCCGCCGAGATTGGATTGCGCCGCGGCGGTGCCGGGCGCGACCGGGCCGGCGGTGGTGGCGGCGATCACGCCGGCGGCGAGGTTGATCTTGAGGTTGCCGCTGGCGTCGGTTTGGAGCGGCACCATCTGGCCGCTGGTCAGCGTCGGCGGGCTCGACAGGTACTCGGCGCCGGCGGCGGTGCCGATGGTCGGGAACGTCGCGCCGAAGCTCGACGAGGTGCCGCCGGCCGCGGCGCCGGCGGCGATGTTGACCTTGAGATTGCCGTTCACGTCGGTTTGGAGCGGCACCATGTTGCCGCTGGTGAAGTTCGGCGGCGATGAATTGTAGACGGCGCCGGCGGCGGTGCCGGCGGTGGGCGCGGCCGCATTGAAGTTGGAGGACGTGCCGCCGGTCGCCGCGCCTTGCGCGATATTGACCTTGAGGTTGCCGCTGTTGTCGAGCTGCAACGCCGCCTGCTGGCCGTTCGCCAGCGACGGCGCGGTGCTGTTGAAGATGCCGCCGCCGAGCATGGACTTGCTGCCGGCGGCGCCGCCGCCGACCGCGCCATTGGCTTCGTCGGTGACGCGCAGCCCGCCGTTGAGATCGAGCGACAAGGGATTGGGCGTGCCGGACACGTAGGTGGGCGGGCTCGATGACGCCTGGCCTTGCTGCGCCCCGGCGCTGGCGGTGCAGCCGATGACGCAGTTGACGCGCAGATTGCCGATGGTGTCGATCGAGACCGGCTGGTTGGTGCCGGGCGCGTAGCTCGGGCTCGCGGTGGTGACCGCGCCGTACTGCACGTAGCCGGCTTGCGCCAGCGCCGCCGACGCGCCGCCGACGCATTGCCAGACCAAAAGCGCAAAGGCGACGAAGAGACGCAAGAGGGAATGTCGACGCATCAGGCGCCTCCGAACGAGAGTCGCGCGTGCCAGATGAAGACGCCCGTGCCGGTGCCGGCGTAGATCGGCGCCAGCACGCCGGGCGTCGCGCTGTTGGCGAGCGCGGCGGTGTAGAACACGTCAATGCCCGGCACGCGGCCGACGACGCGCGCGCGATACCAGCCATTGCCGAGGGCGCGCAGATCGGCACCGGCGAGAACGCCGGTGCCGGTGGCGATCTGCTGGGTGATGGCACCGGCCTGGGTGTCGATGCAGGCGAAGACGGCGTTGGTGTCGTTGGAGAAGCCGATGCAGCAATAGCGGCCGTTGTTCTGCTTGACATAAAGCGACGCCGCGCAGAGCTGGCCCTGAGCGCCCAGAGTGGTGATGTGCTGCTGGATGGCGTGGTCGTTATTGGCGGCATTGTCGAGCAGGTTCCAGGCAAAGTTGGTGCCGTTCGGATCGGGGAAGTTGGGCGCCAGTGTGATCTGCTGCGTCGTGTCCCACGGCGCAGCAGTGAAGCCGTTGGGAAAGACGAGCAGGTTGCTGGCGTGATCGAGGCCGGTATCCGTCGCCAGGCCGAGATCGGTGGCGAGACCCTGGACGCTGCCCGGGCGCGCGGCGAGCCCCGCGGCGATCTCGCAGAGGCTCACGGGTTCCCCCGCAGCGGCGCTCCCGACTGGATGACGGTGAAGACCGCCTGGTTGCCCGGCCCAGCGGTGTAGCTGTTGACGTTGAGCCGGGTGAACAGCGGCGCGTAGGCGTAATTGCCCTGCACGCTGGCGGTGAGCCCCACCAGCGTTACGTCGGGATGGTTGAGCCATGTCATGGCCGCAGGCGCGACCGGCTGCGCGCCCGCCGGCATGGCGACGGCGCCGGGCAGCGGGCCGTTGGGATCGTCCAGGGATTGCTGCACGGTGCAGTTGATGGCGCCGCTCACGTCGACCTGGATCGCCACCTGCGGCAGCACGAACGGATCGAGTGCGATCCAGGGCGAGCTTTGCGCCGGCCCCGCCGCGCCGCCGGCATAGGTGCCCAAGGAGGCGTTAGCGCTCCAACCGCCGCCGCCGGGAAGCGCGCTCGTCACGCTGCTGTAATCGAGCTGCGAGAGCACCGTGCCGGCGGCGCCCGAGGGCACCACCAGCGTCTCGCTCTGCGGCGTACCTTCCCAGCCGAGGCCGGTGAGCACCAGCGTGCGCTGCGCCGCCTCATTGCCGAAGGTCAAGAGCACGCGGCGCGGCGCGTCGGGCTGGCTGCCGGTGAGCGCCAGCAGCGTGCCCGAGACGGGCGTCTGCGCCGCGGCGAGAAGCGCCGCGTTGGCGGCGGCGAGATTGCCGACAGTGACTTGCTTGCGGATCACAGCCCTCGCTCAGCTCAGGCCGGCGTCACACCGAAGAGGCTGGCGGGCGTCGCCGGGAAGGCGTTCATCAAATTCCACTGGCGCATCATCTGCGCCATCATCAGCCGCTTGCCGGTCATCACCAGGCCGGAGAGCGCGCCGTTGGAGGCGCCGTTGCCGGTGCCGGCCCAGGCGACGCCGCCGCCGCTGGCGCTCACCTGCCAGGTGCCGCGCACATCGCCGGTCAGGTTGGTGGCAGGATTGGTCGTGTCGGCGGCGAGCCAGCCGCTGGCGGTGCCGGCGGCGGGTGCGTTGAACGAGCCGTTCCAGAACATCTCGGCCAGCTCAATCAGATCGTCGCGCATGGCGAAGCCGAAGGTGTCGCCGGTGCCGACGCTGTAGTTATGCGCGTCGGTGAACTGCGGCACGATCGACAGAATGTATTTGAACGTCTTCTTGGTATAGGCGGTGGACGCGCCGGCCGGCACGGTCAGCAGCTGCGTCTGGATCTGGTTGAAGATGTCGTAGCCGGTGATGAGGAAGTTGCCGCCGGTGGCACCGGTGCTGCCGGTGACCGAGACGCAGCGCTGGATGCTCTGGCGCGTGTCGAACACCAGATTGGGGCCGACGCCGACATAGGGCAGCGCCGCGTCCGGCGTCGGGAAGCCGGCCGGGCTCGGTCCCCAATAGTTGCCGGTGCCGATCGGCGCAGTGGCATTGCTGGTGAGCGGGTTGTTGGCGACGGTGATGGTGTTGCCGTTGACCGCGAGCACAGTGGTGTAGAGCGCCGCGCCGCCGGCGCCGGCGCCGCCGATGACGAGCGGCATGCCCGGAATGAACTGCGTGCCGTCGCCGACGGGGATCGACGGATTGCCGGCGGCGACGTTGCCGAAGGCAAAGCCGAAATCCAGCGCCACCACCGAAGTCAAGGCGCCGGCATTGACGAAGAAGCCGGTGCCGCCGGTGTTGGGACGGATGTTGATGCCGGGCGTGACGCCGAGCGACGCGCCGGCCAGGGTCATCGCCGTGCCGTTGGTCACGTTCTGCGCCGCGGCGATGTTGGCCGCGCCGAGGGCTGCCGGGATGGCGTCGACCGAGATGACATAGGGCGTGTTGTAGTGCCCCGGCACGACGCCGACGTAGCCCTGCACCTTGTCCTTGGGAAAGGCAAAGCGCACGTCGGGCAGCGTGTCGCCCATGAAGGTCATGGACGGGCCGGCGTCGGTGTTGTAGTCCGGCGTCGCGTCGCCGTAACTGGCGGGCAGCCCGGCCATGTTGCCGAAGATGAAGCTCGGCCCGTCGAAGCTGGTCACGCCCATCGGCGATTCTCCTTAGCTGCCTATAGGCTCAGTTCAGCGGGAAGCTGCCCCAAGCGGCTCTCCAATCGTCGTACCCGAGGTAGTAGCGCTCGTACGCCTTGATCAGCAGGTTGTCGGTGGTGAACTCGACCTGCATCGAGGTCTCGAACGGCTTACGTTCCAGGTAGATGAGACCGCCGGCGTCGGAGAGGACGAACCACGCGAAGGGGCTCGTCAGGAAGTCCATGACGATATAGCCGTCCTGTAGATCGTCGTTCTCCTTGACCGAGGCGACATCGTTGTTGGCGGTGCCCGGGCGCAGCGGCGTCTCGACGATGCGCTTGGCTAAATGGCGCAGCTCGACCGGGACGACGAGCTTGCGGCCCTGGAAGCCCATCAGCAGGCCGCGGTTGTCGCGGAAGCGGCGAATCTGGTTGTTCGCCATCATCAGCGTGTTCTCGTTGAGGCCCACCTGCACCGCCGGCGTGTTGGCGATGGTGAAGCCGTCGACCGGATGCGCGGTCGAGAACAGCGGCACGTTGTCGCCGCCGAGGCCCGGGGTCAGCACGTTGCCGGTGTTCAGCACCGACGCTGCCAGGATCTCCTTCATCTGCTTGAAGGAGCGCAGCAGCCCCAAATTCGCCGGGTTGAACTGCGTGCGGTAGAGATTGTCGTCGATCGCCTCGCGGGTGAAGGCGTAGCCCAGGCCGACGGCGATATGGACGTGGTTGTAGGTGAAGCGCTGGCCGGCGAGGTTGTCGAACTGCGTCTGCGCGCCGCTGGTCTTGAGTTCGGGCAGCGGCAGATAGGCCATCGACAGCGTGCGCTCGACCGCCATGTCGGACTTGCCTTGCGCGAAGATCGCCGACCATTGCGTCTTGATCTGCTGGTACTCGCCCTTGAGCTTGCGCACGCCCGGCAGCAGCAAGGACGGGATGTTTGAGGTCGTGGTCGCCATGGCTCAGACTCCCGTCGCGTTGAGCAGTTCGCTCACGCCCGGATTGATCGACACTTCGATCCAGGGGTTGATGATCTGCGGGTCTTGCGCGCCGCCGCCTTCGGAGATGCCGAGGTTGCCGCTCGCCACCGCGCCGCTCGGGAAGACCGAGACGATCTCGTTGATGCGCCACGGCAGCGTGTTGGTGTTGGCGACGGTGGTGCCGTCGACGACCGCGGTGGAGACGCCGTTGATGCCGGGATTGGCGAGCGAACTGGCGAGGAAGTCGATGTTCTTGCCGCGCCAGCTCTGCAACCAGGGACCGCCGGAGACCTGGACGCGGAACAGCGCGTCGGGGTCGTCGATCACATAGCAATCGATGTCGTTCTGCGGATTGGCCGACGGGATGTAATTGCCGAAGGGACCGCCGAACTGGATCGACTGGAAATTCTGGTCGAAGTAGGGAAGGACGCCTGCGAAGACACCCAGGAACTTCGCCGGCGAGACGGCGGTGACCGGGATGATGTAGCCCAGGTTCACCGTGTCGGTCATGACCGCATCGCCGATGCCGATCTTTTGCGCCATGCCCGCCTTGATCTTGTAGCGGTTGGCCTGGAAGGTCGGGCTCGATGCGCGCCGATTGCGGGAAAAGACAAACCCGGTGCCGGCAAGATTAAGCGTGATCGCCATAGAGCGCTCGCTTGCTCTAGGACGCCCGCCCCCGCTTTCTCAGCCGGCTTGGCCGTCGGTTTCCGTCGATGCGCGGGCCTTCCCGGCCCGGCGCGGTTCAGTTACGCCGCCACACCGCGGCGGTCGTGTTTCTGCTCATGCACGCCCACCTCGCCTTCGAGCGTGATGGTCGCGCGCGTGCGCGGCATGCGCCGGTCTTCGAAGCGCTCGCCCGTCTCGCGGTCGCCGGGATCGCCGGCGAGCGCCGACTTGAGGCGGTCGCGCTTCTGCTGCTCGGCCTTCTGCCACAGTTCCTGTTTCGCCTCGGCGTCGAGCCGCGCCGGCCGCATCATCAGGATCATGCCGTCCTGCTCGACGGCGTTGCCCTGATATCCCGGCGGCAGGATGTCGTAGAAATCGGCGACCGGCGCCGGCCGCCAGCCCTGGCGTTGCTCTAGCGCGACGTCGCTGCCGCGCACCGGCATGTTCAGCACTGACCGCGTCTTCCACTCGTAGGACCAGCCCGGGCGCTTCAGGTGCTCGGGGATGTGGAACGGGTTCTCGTCGCCATAGCCCAGCGGGCGGCGGCTCAGCTCCTCGGCCGCGAACGGCAGATCGGCGGGACGGCCGCGCGTCTCGCCCACGGGGGGCAGGGGCGCGGCCGCCGCCTCGGCGCGTGGCGTTGGATGAGTCTCGGGGATCAGATCGGGCGCGCGCGGGCGCTCGGGGCGGCGCTCGGGGCGCTCAGGGGTGCGGCCGGGATCGCTCATCGGTAGGTCGCGCTCCCGTCGTCGATGTAGAGGCCGCCCGTGCCGCCGGCGCGCTGCTCCTCGGCGATGGCGATCTGCTCCTTGGCGTATTCGGCCAAGGTCATGCCGGAGTAGCCGGCGAACTGCTCCCACTCGGCCCTGACCGCGTTGGGGATGGCGATGCGCTCGCGCCCGTCGGCGCCGATCGTCCAGGTGACGCGGCCCGCGGGCGTGTCGGCATAGCGCACGCCGTCGCTGAGGCGCGTGTCGTCGTCGCTGCCGCCGCCGCGCCGCGGCACGCCATAAGACGCGCTCGGGCCGCGGCTCGTCCTGCCGGACTCGCCGGTCGTGCGGCCGCCATCGGCCCGGACGCTGCTGCGGCCGTGGGTCTCGGGAACGCCGTGGCCGGGGCCGTACAGCGCCTCAAGCTCGCGGTTGATGAAGTCGATATACGCCTCGGAGCCGTTCACATAGCCCGATTCGAGCGCGAGATTGTGCGCGGCCAGCGCGTGGTGCTTGTAGCGGCTGTCGGTGGTGAAGAGCGGATGCTCCTCGATCCAGCGCCGCGCCGCCGGCGACGGGCCGCGCGGCACCCCATCGGCCGGGCGCTGCTTGGCCTGCGCCTCTTCCGCATCGAGCGCCGCCTTGTCGCGCTTGGCCTGTTCCAGATGGAAGGTGGCGCGCGACTGCTCCTCGATCGCCTCGCGCTCCGCCTCGAAATCCCCCGCCTCGCGCGCGGCGCGCAGCTTGGAGATGGCGGCGTTCTTGGCCTGTTCGGCCGCCTCGATGGTGGCGGCGATCGCCTGCTTGCGCTCGGCCAGCAGCGTCTGCGCCGCGCTCTGCGTGACGGCGTCGGCGCGGGCGCGTTCCTGATTGGCGCGGCTCTCGGCCTCTAGCGCGCGGCGGTTGGCGGCGCGGATAGCCTCCCGCGCCTCGGCTTCCGGGTCGGCTGCGCGCTCGCGCGTCAGCGGCTGGTGCTCGCGCACCGGCCGCTCGCGCTCGCCCGGCGGCGAAGCGATGTCGATGCGCGGAGGATCGGGACGGCGGTCGCTGGCGGGAATGCGGCTTTCGCCGGCCTCGCGGCCATCGCCCTCGACGATGATGGTGGCGGCACTGTTCGCCATGCGCCGCACTATCGCCACGGCGCAAAATTCGGTCAAGCGCCGCTAAAGCAGGAATTGAAGGCCGGTAAAGAAAGGGCGCCGGCCTCGCGACCGGCGCCGAGTTTGGCTCAGCCCATGGAGCCTACCCGGACGAGCCGCCCGTGTCCAGCGTCGCTAAAGCGCGGGTGAGCGACTCCCGGGCCGTGTGCGACAGGATGCAGCGCTTGGCGAGATCGCCGCCGACCGCGCGTTCGATGGCGTGTAACTGGTCGAGCTGCTGGCGCGCCGCCGCGGCGAGGTCGGCATCGGCGGCCAGCGCCCGCGCCAGTGCGTTGCAGGCACCGGCGTCGCCCAGCCCGTGATGCTCGCGGTAGCAGCGCGCCAGATGCTCGGCCAGGCTCAGCGGCTTCGCCGGCGCAAGCGGCGTCTCGGCGTGCGCGCCCGGCGCATTGGCGCCGGCCTCGGCGGAAGGACTATCGGGGGCGACGGGCGGCATCAGGCGATGATATGCGGGTTCTTGACCCGGCCATAAATGTCCCGGGCATAAACCAGACGGCACGGCCAGCCCGCCCATTCGCGCGCGTCCTCGATCTCGTCGTGCCGGTTCTTGATGCGCAGCTTCTTGCCGCCGAGCCCTTGCAACATGAACGACCACGAATCCTGCGCGCGGCTAAACACCCAGTCGCCGACCTGCGGCAGCCGCCCGCCCCAGTCGGCCGGATCCGCCTTCTCGAACGCCTGCGGCCCCATTTTCAGGATGAGACCGACCTTGCCTTGCCAAGCTTCTTCCGCCTGCATCGCCGCGCCGGTGCGCAAGCCGGTCCGGGTCACCGCCGGCCGCACATAGCAGCCGAGCATCACCTGCGTGCCGGCGATCTCGATTTCGCTGATGTCGCCGATGGCTCCCAGTATCTCGTCGACGGCATCCTGCGGGTTCTCGTGATGCCACTGGAAAAGAACGGCGGTCTCGGCATGGCTCATTACGGCATCTCCTCGGTGGATTGCTTGACGATGTCCATTGCCTCGCGCAGCCCGGCGATGACGCCGACGCGCTTGCCATGGTCGAACGGGTCTTTCTCGCGACCGCTGCTCAAGATGTCGACATGTGCCTGCTCGGCCTTGCGCAGCGCGGCCAGGATGTGGTGCCGGACCCCTTCCAACATCAGGCGCTACCCCTCAACGGTTGTCTATCCGCCACCGGCGTTATCCGACGCGCGGGAGCCGGCCATAATCGGTGCGAACAAAATCCAGATGCTCCTCCGGCCCCTTGGTGATGGTCTTCCCTTGCGGCCAGACGACGTCACCGGCCGCGGCGGTGAGCGCCGCGAGGGCGATGTTGCGCAAGAAACCCGGATCGATGGTGGTGACGACGTGCGGCTTTTTATGGTGATCCATTCCGCCGATGAGAGCGAAGGAGATCGCCTGCGCGACCTCTTGAATGGCGCCTTCCGATACGATGATCATCGCTCCGTTCCCGATGGTTGTCTCTCCGATCGCGGCGCGCTGGCTTTGCTCGGGGCTATGTTGAAACGGCACACTAACTAATTTCGGGTGTCTGGAAATTTCCGGCGCGCTATCGGCCGACGGGTGACTATTACACTTCGGCGCGTTTGAGATCGACGTGATTTTCGACGGTCTCCATCGCCCCGCCCATCCAGCGGATGACGGGATGGCCGTGGCGGTCGTAATGGCTGAACTCGGCGCCGGCCTCCCATATCGTGCGCGGCCCGGTCGGGTGGTTGACGACCCTGCGCCGCAGCACCGGCTCGCCGGCGACGAACCGCTCTGTCGCGAAGGTCATACCGCGCCCCCCGCCTTGCGCCGCACGTGCTCGCGCACATGCACGACGCCGCCTTTGGCGAGCAGGCCGGGCGCGCCGCCGGGCGGCCTCGGCGGGAGCGTCGGCACCACGCCGGGCGGCGGCGGGCGCATGGCACCGCCGGGCACCGTCGGCATTCCCGGATTGGGCGGCACCGGCATCGGCCGCTGCATGTTGGCCGCCGCCCTGCGCGCGCCCAAGGCCGCGCCGAGGCGCATGCCTTCCATCGCGCCCTGCTTGTGCGCCTGCTGCTGCGCCGCCGGATCGGCGCCGTGAATGATCACGTTGAGGTTGACGCCTTTGCCCTTGTGCCCCTTGCCGCTCGGCACCGAGCCGCCGCGGGCGCGGCGGTCGATGCGGTGGCGTGTCCCCTCGCCTTCCACATGACCGCCGCGCGTGAGCTTGAGCTTGGTCAACGGCTCGCCCTTGTGGTCGTGCCGCTCGTGCTGGTGGACGCCCTTCTCGACCATCTTCTTGTCGGCGGCGGCGTCGGGATGGACCTTGCCGCCGCGCGCCCGGCCGATGATGCCGCCCAGGCTGTAGCCGGCGCGGCGCATGTGCTCGCGCGCCTTCGTCTCTTCCGCGTGACGAACCTTCGCGTGCATGACCAGCCTCCTCAACCCGTGTCCTATTAAGCCGCGCTCATAAAATACGCCCGTCGTGCCCGCGCGTCTAGCGCTCCGCCACCAGCGCGAAATGCCTCATCAAGCGCTCGGAGTGATGCCCGCATGCGCGGGCCGTCGAGTCGGACGACATCACGCGGCACCTTGCGCGCCGCCGTCGCGCTCGCGACAAGCTGGTGCCGAAAGGCCACAGCGCATCGACCGCGTCTTGCGTGATCATGCGACCGTCTCTCTCGTCCGCAAGGTGCCGGCACCCAGGTGCGTCTCGCGCTCGGCTAGGGCGATCTGGCGCCGCACCTCGGCGAGCCGCAGGCGCAAATGATCCACCGCCCGCCCCATCGCCGCCTCGGCCACGGCGTTGTCGCACCACTGGCAATACTCGCGCCGGCTGGTGAGCCAGATGATGTAGCTGTCGTCGGCGACGATGCCCATCGGCGCCTTGAGGAGAAAGATGCCGCCGCCCACCGGCGCGCCGACCACGCGCCACTCGGCGCCAAGCCGATTCTTGACGTAGGGCTCGATCGCCCGCACCACCTCGGCCAGCGATTTCTCTGTCATGTGTCCTCGACTTCCTCGATGCGGATGTGATCGCGCTCGAATTCTCGCGCCTCGACAGCACGCGCCATGCCGCCGGGATCGAGAATGACATAATCGCCCAGCATCGGCGCGCGCCCGCAGAAGCGCATCAGATTGATCTTCTCCGGCCCGCACAGCCCTTCGACGATGACGCGGCGCCCAACCGCCTCCGGCACGAAGCCCAAGACCTTGCCGGCCATTACGACGGCTCTGCTCCGATATTTAGCCAGAGTCGGCACGCTGAGAACTTTCGGGTGTCTAGGCTATGTCGGCGATCATGGATCGGGCCAGAGCTTGAGCACGGCGTCCCAGCCGTACAATTTCAGAACTTCGTCGCGGGTGAGCGGATCGCGCCGCCAGCGCGACTGCGCGATCCGCGCGCAGTGCTCGTCGAGCGTCAGCGTGTTGCGCGTCAGGCCGCGCGGCAGGCTGCGCGCGCAGGGCTGGATCGGCGACCGGCACCGCCAATACCGGCGAGAGCTTGACCGGCCCGCTCATGAGTCGCTCGACACCCAGTCCAGCCAGTCCAGCAGCCCCGGCGCATGCAGCGACAGGCCGGTATAGTGGACGCCGTAGCTCAGCCTAAAGCCGGCGGCGTGCTGGTGGCCGCCGCCGCCATAAGCCTTGGCGATCTGCGACACGTCCAAGCCGTGCTCGTCGGAGCGCAGCGAAAACACACGGCCCCTCGGCGTCTCCCACCAGCACGCGGCAAACGGCTCGCCCTGCGCCATCAGGTTCGCCGCATCGCTGGCGTAGGTGTAGGGCAGGTTCGCGCCCCACACGTCATGCCCGCCGATCGTGACCCGCCGCTTCGTCGCCGCGACCAGCTCGGCGACATCCTTTTCCTGCTTGCGCAGGATCGCCGCGCCCTCACGCGCGAAGGAATGGGACGCGCGCAGCATCAGGTGGTCCCATTGCTCGAAATCGTAGGGATAGGAGAACAGCGCGGCGTTGATGAGCTTCGAGTCCCTGAGCTTGAAGCGCCAGAGATCGCGGTCCTCGATATAGTCGATCAGCACCGGCCGCGGCCGGCCGGGATGGAAGAAGTCCCAGGCGATGCCCGCGCCCGAGCGGTTCATGTCGAAGAGCGCGCAGGCGCCCGGCGGCATCCCGAGTCCCAGGCCGTAGCCTTGCACGACGATCTTCTGCACCTCCGCGCTCGGTGTCGGCAGCCCGGCGAGATCCTCGGCGGCGCTCTTGTGGTGGTCGAGGATGAGGATGGAGTGCGCGACCTTCGCCATCTCGTCGAGCACCGGCCGCTTGTAGCTGAAATCCACCAGGATGACGTCGCGCCCGGTCATGTCGGGCGGCGGATCGCCGTAGACGCCGGGGTAAAACTCGACACCGTCGGGACCGAGCGCGTGGCGCACGCACCAGGCGGCGGCGAAGCCATCCAAGCAATTTTCGTGGTAGACGCAAAGCGGCTTCATCACGGCATCGCCGCCACCCGCGGCTTGAGGCACACGCCGAGATCGGCAATGGCGCGGAGACGGTGGGTGAACTCGCTGATGTGCCGATAGTCCAACAGCTCCTCGCGCGTGAAGATCATGAACGACGGCCGCAGATAGTGCGGGAAAGCCTCGCTGGCGGACCTCGGACCTTCCGGGCCGAGCCACAGGTTTTCATGGACATCGAACCACAGCTGCCAGCCCTCGCCCATCACCATCCGCACGCCCGGCGTGAGCAGGTGGAGCACCGTCTGCTTATTGCCCCAGCCCGGAATTTCCGTTGTCATTTTCGTCCTTCGCCTGACGCTGCGCGGCCGCCTGGTCGGCTTGGCGCCCTTGCTCGTCAAGTTTCCGATGTTCGAGGCTCATTTTGTCGTGGTGCTGCGCCTGCTCGGCATGGTGCGACAGCTTCATCTCCGTCCGCGCCCGCGCCTGCTCGGCCGCGAGCCGCATGCGCTCCGTCGCCTGCCGCTCCTGCTCAATGCGCTCCTCGCTGGCGCGGTCCTGCGCGCGCTGCTCGGCCTCGACCGACGCCGATGCCGCCTCGCGCTGCGTCTCCTGCGCCTTCTGGCTCAGCTTCGCCGCCTCGATCTGGTTCTTCTGCTGCTCGTTCGCCATCTTCGCCATCGCCGCCATCGCCCGCGGATCGGGCGGCGCCTGCGCGCCCGGCGGCGGCGGCGGATTGGTGAGCTGGTCCTTGTCCTCCCAGCCCAGCACGCCCAGCGCCGCCTGCCATAGTCCGCGAGCGTTCGGGATGTGCTCGGCCATGAACAGTGGCTGATTCGCCAGCTCGACCGTCGCCGCCACCTTCATGATCCGATGCACCATCGACGGCGTGTTCGGGTCCGACGCCGGCACCAGCTTGGTGTCGTTCAGCTCGGCCGCGGTCCATTGCCGGCCGCTCGGCGATTCCAGGCATTCGGGATGCTCGGCGAGCAGCTCCTTCAAAAGCTCGTATTCTTCCTGCTGGGCGATATGGTCGTCCTTGTGGATCGCCGACGGC